ACGGTTATATGATTAAAGAACACACTTTATTTACAGAGCGATTTCGCCCTACAGATCCTAAAGAATACATTGGAAACGAAGTATTCAAATCAAGTTTAGATACTTGGATTAAACAACAAGATATTCCCCATATTTTATTATATGGGCCTGCTGGTACAGGTAAAACAACTGCTGCTAAATTAATTGCTTCTAATTTAGATGTTGATGATTTGTACATTAATTGTTCAGATGAAAATGGTATAGAAACAATTAGAGAAAAAGTAAAATCATTTGCTTCTGCTGCGACATTCCGCACACTTAAAGTGGTTATAATGGATGAAGCTGATTTTTTAACTATAAACGCGCAAGCAGCTTTACGTAACGTTATTGAAACGTTCTCAAAAACAACGAGATTTATATTTACTTGTAATTATATTGAAAGAATCATTGATCCTATACAATCTAGGACCTCAGTATTTGAAATATTACCTCCATCTAAATCAGAGGTAGCTAAACGTTGTAAAGAAATATTACATCAAGAAACTTGTAATAATGCTCCTTCCGATATAGTAGAAATTGTAAATAAAACTTATCCTGACATTAGGAAAACATTAAATCTATTACAATCATGCATTGTATATGATCCTGCAGGTACATTTTTACAATTAAATAAAGAAATTGTTAATCAAAAACAATATACAGATCAAGTTATTGATCTAATTAAATCTAATGATGATAAAGCATTTACTCAAATAAGACAGTTAGTTGCTGATTCAAATATTAGAGATTATAGTGAATTATATAGAGCCTTATACCAAAACTTAGATTCATTTCATAACCCTGTATTAGGTACAGTTATTATAGCTGAAGCCCAATATCAATCCGTAATGGCTCCGGATAAAGAAATAAATTTTATGGGATGTGTCGCTAATTTATTAAAACCATTTTAATGCAAAATCAACAACCACAAGTTAACTTAGATTTAACTAAAACAACTGCTGTAGATCTTCCAAGTGGAGGAAAAATATGGCAATCTGGAGTTATTTTACGTAGAATTTCAAAATTTGTTACTGGAACAAGTGAAGACGGTCTTATACCTATTCCTATTTTTTATGATCCTGAAACTAATGAAATTTTACAAGATACAATTCCAAAAGAGTTAAGAGAAGAATACGAATATAGCCCTCCAAAGACGCTATAATGAATATATTTGATTGGCTTAATGAAATTAGTTATAATAAAAGTGATTGGTCTTCTTTCTCTAAAGAGGATCAGGACGCTTTTAATCCATATATGATAAATCGTTTTATTAGTATGAAGCCTAATTACATTGATATAGTCAATTTTATTCAAAAGTATACATTACCAAAAAAATCTCTTTACAATTATTACTGTAAATTAATTCCTAAAAGAAAAACATTTTTTAGATATATAAAAGCTAAAAAAACATTACTAAATGAGGATTTAATCAACCTTCTATCAGAACATCTAAAATTAAGTAAACGTGAAATAATAGATAGTTATGATTTGTTGGGTAATGGTTTTAAAATATCATTACTCCAAAATTTGAATATAAATGATAAACAAATAAAAAAATTATTAAAATGAAAGCTGAACTTTACAATATGTTAATGTCTCAAGCTGTATCTGAAAAAGAAAAAGCATTATTAACACTTAATCTTTTATCAGAACACCCAGCAGGAATTGGAGACCACTCAACAGAAGATTTTTACAAAAATGCTAATGAAGCACTAATAATGCTTGTTGATGCTAACGATAAAATCGTAATTTTAGAAAAGTATTTTCCACCTTCTAAAGGATCAATAAATGAGTGATTCATTATCAAAGTATTACACAATGGATAGCACATCTCTGGATGTTAAAATAGACCATGAAGAAAAAGCAAATGATGCTATAGCATCTGCTAAATTTAAAGAAACTTTTCCTATAATTGAAGAAGAGTTTACTAAAACTCAAAAAGAACTTTATAATCTATTTTCTAAAAAAATGATGGATTATGGTCTAGGAAATATAGCATTAGGGGGAAATTTAGAATCTCATGAAGATCAAAAATATGCACTTCAGGGTATCCAAATTAGATTAAACGATAAAATAAATCGTTTAAAAAATTTACTTAAAAATGGTAAAAGTTATGTTGAAGATGAATCTCTAGAAGATACATTTATTGATATAGCTAACTATGGAATAATAGGTATATTGCTTGGAAAAGGTAAATGGAAATAGATTATTCAAAAGATAAAGTTGTATCTTTTTCACAGTACTCTATGTACAAATCTTGTCCTCACAAGTGGTACTTACAATATGTGAAAGGTTATAAAGATGATAAACCTAACATGCATTTTGTATTTGGTACAGCAATGCATGAGGCGTTACAACATTATCTACAAACCATGTTTGACACATCAGCTAAAAATGCTGATGAATTAAATTTACATCAATACTTTAAAGATAGTATGAGTAAAGAATATCTTAAGTATAAGAAAAAACATGGCCACTTTGCTACTCAAGAAGATATGATGGAATTCTATCAGGATGGTGTTTCCATTATAGATTGGTTTAAAAAACATAAAAGAGGTAGAAAAAGTTATTTTTCTAAACGTAAACATAAATTAAAAGGGATAGAAGTTCCTCTTATATTACAACCTATTAAAGAGCGTCCTAATATTAAGTATATGGGATATATAGATTTAGTTATCTATAATAAAATAAGTGAAACATATACAATTTTTGATATAAAAACCTCTACTAAAGGTTGGTCTAAATGGGAAAAGGGAGATATTACTAAACACCAACAATTATATCTTTATAAAAATTACTACTCAGAATTATTTAGAGTACCCAAAGATAAAATTAATGTAGAGTTTTACATTGTAAAAAGAAAAGTATTAGATTTTGATGATGAAAATTTAATGTCTCCTCACCAAGCATATAGAGTACAAAATTTTAGACCAGTTGATAATAGAAAACGATTAAAAGATGCTACTGAAGATTTTGTATCTTTTATTAAAGAATGTTATACTCCTGAAGGAAATCCCATAGATAGAGAGTTTGAAAAAAAAGTAGGGAAACCTTGTGATTGGTGTAATTTTGGAAAAAATAGAGAACTATGTGGAGCAGGTTTGGCTCCTGATGAAAAGTTTTTTATATTAGAGTAATAAAAAGGGTAATTCATATATATTTATATCCAAATAAAACAAGATCATGAATAAAAGTGAGTTACAATTAACAAGTGTGAAGGTTCATAGGAACTTATTCGAAGAGTTTAAAATTGAATGTGTAAAAACGAAATTTTCATTTCAAAAATTATCTGATAGAGCAATTTATCTTTATTTAACAAATGAAGAATTTAAAAAAACAATACATAATCAAACAAATTTACAGTTAAACAAATAAAAGTTATTAATGAAAGAAGGTTATTTACCATATACAAAGAGAAAAACGATATTATTTCTTTGTGATGACATAAGAATGCATTCGGGAATAGCAACAATGGCGCGTGAAATAGTACTAGGTACTGCCCACAAATATAATTGGGTTAACGTTGGCGCTGCTATAAATCATCCTGAACAAGGAAAAAAGATTGATTTAAGTCAAGATACTTCCAATAGAACTAACATCCCTGATGCTAAAGTTACATTATATCCTCAAAATGGGTATGGAACTCCTGAAATTATTAGGGCAATAATGCAAGTTGAAAAACCAGATGCTATATTTTTCTTTACCGATCCTCGATATTGGGAATGGTTATTTAGAATGGAGAATGAAATTAGATCTAAAATACCTATGGTATACTTAAACATTTGGGACGATTTACCTGCTCCTTTATATAATGAGGTATATTATGATTCGTGTGACACACTATTAGCTATTTCAAAACAAACAGAAAATATTAATAGATTAGTACTAGGTGAAAAAGCAAAAGATAAAACTATTGCATATGTTCCCCATGGTATTGATGAAGAAGTATTTAGACCTATAACTAAAGATGATAAACATATCAAAGAGTTAAAAGAGACTAAAGAACGTTTATTAGGTAATAAAGAATACGATATGGTTGCTTTTTTCAATTCTAGAAATATTAGAAGAAAATGCATATCAGATTTACTTGCAGCCTGGAAATTGTTTAAAGATTCTATTCCAAAAGCAAAACAAGATAAAGTTGCATTAATATTACATACAGCCCCAATTGACGATAATGGTACTGATTTGTATGCCGTAAGAGATTTATTATTTGGTGAAGATCCTAATATTTTATTTTCGGATGGAAGGATAACTCCTGAATCAATGAATGTTTTATATAATATGGCTGATGTTACTATTCTTCCTTCCTCAAATGAAGGATGGGGGTTAGCATTAACAGAATCTATGATGGCCGGTACTATGATTTTAGCAAACACAACTGGTGGTATGCAAGATCAAATGCGTTTTGAAGATGAAAATGGAGATTGGATTAAATTTGATGAAAATTTCTGTTCTAACCACTTTGGAACTTATAAAAAACATGGTAAATGGGCAGTTCCAGTATTTCCTTCAAACATGAGTTTAGTTGGTTCACCTAAAACACCTTATATTTTTGATGATAGATTAGACTTTAGAGAATTAGCTGATAAAATCAAAGAAGTATATAATATATCTAAAGAAGAAAGAAAAGAAAGAGGATTAGCTGGCCGTGAATGGGTTACTTCAGAAGAAGCTGGTATGACATCTAAGAATATGAGTAAAAATGTAATAAAGTACATGGATCAAACCCTAGAAAATTTTACTCCTAGAAGTAATTTTACTTTCCAAAAAGTAGAAAAATTAGAACCTAAAACAATAAAACATAAATTGATATATTAGTTATGAACAAACCTTATATAGTAGTAAGTTGTCCATTAGATACTTATAGTGGTTATGGAAGCCGAGCAAGAGATATAGTAAGAGCTTTAGTAAATTCTGAAAAATATGAAGTAAAGTGTTTATTTCAAAGATGGGGTAGTACTCCTTTTGGATTTTTAAAGAAAGATGACCCTGAAGATCAAAAGTTATTAAATACCGAAATTAAACCACCATTAACTAGACCACCTGATGTTTGGATTCAGATTACTGTTCCTAATGAGTTTCAAAAAGTTGGTAAATTTAATATAGGAATTACAGCGGGTATTGAAACAGATATTTGTACACCTCAATTTATAGAAGGATGTAATAGAATGGATTTAGTTCTAGCATCATCAAATCATACTAAAGGAGTATTTGAAAAGACTGTTTATGATAAAAAGGATAATGCAGGTAATGCTGCAGGTGCAGTAAAACTTGAAACACCTGTAGAAGTATTATTTGAAGGAGTAGATATAAATAAATATTTTCACATTCCTTCTAAAGACTTAAAAAGAACTGAACTAGTAAGTAGTTTAGATGAAATTAAAGAACAATTTAGCTTTTTATTTGTAGGACATTGGTTACAAGGTGCTATAGGGCAAGATAGAAAAAATGTAGGATTACTAATTCAAACATTTTTTGAAACATTTAAAAATAAATCTAAATCTCCAGCGTTAGTTTTAAAAACCATGAGTGGTCCAGCGTGTATAATGGATAAAGAAGAAATGTTAAAGAGAATTGATGCTATTAGAAAAACTGTAAAAGGAAAATTACCTAGCATTTATTTACTTCATGGTGAGGTTAATGATAGTGATATGAATGATTTATATAATCATCCAAAAATTAAAGCTATGATTAGTTTAACTAAAGGAGAAGGATTTGGAAGACCTTTACTAGAGTTTACCCAAAGTAAAAAACCAGTAATTGCCCCAAATTGGAGTGGTCATATTGATTTTCTTGATTCTGAATTTGCTAGTTTAATTCCTGGAGAATTAAAACAAGTAGACGCGTCAGCTGTTCAAGAAGGGTTAATTATAAAAGAAAGTAAATGGTTTTCCCCTGATACTAAATTTACTCAATTATTATTAAAAGATTATTTTAATAGCTATAAAAGTTACGAAATAAAAGGAAAACAATTAGGGTTTAGATGTAAAACTAATTTTTCATTTGAAAAAATGAGCGAAGAATTAGTTAGTATAATTGATAAAAATGCTCCTAAAAAAGTAGAAATAAAATTACCTAATATAAAAAAAATATCATTACCTAAAAAATCATGAAAGTAGTTCATAAAGTCCCTAAGGACAATTTAGAAGTTTGTATGAAATGTGGTGGAGACGCATGCTACACTACAGAATTAAACCCCCAAGTTAAAAATTATTTTTGTTTTGGGTGTGGTTTTACTACTAATGATTTAATGATTCAGGGTGAATTTGATTTTACACAATATGAAGAAACACTTCCTGAAATTTATAAAGATATTAAAGTAGGTGATGAGTTAGGTAGAGTATGGTATCCTACTTCAATTAATCTTCCAGATAAAGGTACTGTTTTTATAAATGGTAAAGAATGGAATAATTGGAAATGGGCAGGAGTTAAAGTAAAAAAAGTAGCAGAAGAGGAGAAAGAAAAATTCAAAATCCCTGGTACTGATGATTATTATAAACATAAAACGGATATGTCTTCTTTAAAACAATTTGATCAAAATAATTTTATGGATGCTTTAGAATATATTGGTTTTTTTGAAGATTAAATTATGGGAATAAGTTTTGCTATTACTGCTTATAATGAGCGTGAAGAATTAGATAGGTTATTAAATCAAATAATTAAAATTGTTAAACCTACAGATGAAATTATTATCCAATTGGATAGTAAATCAACTATTGAAGTAATATCTTTAGTTGATGGTTTTGTAGACAAATACAAACCAGATTTTACTGTAAAAAGATGTTTTTTTGATTTAAACAATGATTTTGGATCATTTAAAAACAATTTAAAATCTTACTGTACTAAAGATTGGATATTTCAAATTGATGCTGATGAGACTTTAAGTGAAACTTTTTGTAGAGTACTTCATGAAGTTTTAGAAACTAATGAAGAAATTGATTTAATAGCTATACCTCGTGTTAACATTGTTAAAGGATTAGAACAAAAAGATGTTCTTGAATGGAGATGGCAACTAAATGAGCATGGCTGGGTAAATTGGCCCGATAATCAACATAGAATATTTAGAAATAAACCAGAAATAAAATGGGTCAACAAAGTCCATGAGCAAATAGTTGGATGGAAAACCTACGCTGAATTACCAGCAGATGACGATTCTTATGCTTTATATCATATAAAGAATATAGACAGACAAAGACAACAAAATTTATTTTATTCAACAATATGAAAACATTAGTTACAGGTGGTTATGGAATGGTAGGTAGTGCTATAGATGCAGATATTCATTTAGCAAAAGAAGATTGCGATTTAACCAATAGAGAAAGAACTGAATATACCTTTAAAAAACTACAACCAGAAGGTATAATACACTGTGCTGGTAAAGTAGGAGGTATAGGAGGAAATTCTAATTTTAAAGGTGAATATTTTTTAAAAAATTTACTTATTAATACTAACGTAATAGAGGCTGCTAGATTATCAGGTGTAAAAAGTTTAGTAGCATACTTATCTACTTGTGTATTTCCTGATAATGTAACTTACCCTTTAACAATAGACCAAATACATACAGGTGAACCTCATAGTTCAAATTATCCTTATGCATATGCTAAAAGAATGGCTGATGTTCAAATTAGGGCTTATAGAGAACAATATGGTTTAAATTATACATCAATAATTCCATCTAACATTTATGGTCCAAACGATAACTTTAATTTAGATCATGGTCATGTAATGCCTATGTTAATTCATAAGTTATATCTAGCTAAGAAAAATAATACAGACTTTACTGTATGGGGTAGTGGGAAACCGTTAAGAGAATTCATATATTCCAAAGATATAGCTAAAATATCTAAATGGGTTCTAGAAAATTATGAAGGTACCGATCCATTAATAATAAGTGGAGATGAAGAAGTTAGTATTAAAGATTTAGTTGATTTATTAGTTCAAGAATTTAATTTTAAGGGTAATGTAACCTTTGATTCTACAAAACCAGATGGACAGCATAGAAAACCATCAGATAATTCAAAAATTAAAGAATTAATACCAGATTTTAAATATACTTCATTTGAAACCGGTATTAAAGAAACAGTTAATTGGTTTATAGAAAATTATGAAACAGCAAGAACGTAAAAAAACTAAAAAGAAAAGTAGAAAAGTGGTTATGTCTAATCAATTAGCTGAGATTAAGAAAGATAATGGTGATGTAGTAGAAATGATTTTAGATGATCCTATTCAAAACCCTCCAAGCTCTGATAATGCTTATACTAAAATGCAGAAAATTTACTATGAAGAAGCAGCTGCAACTGGAGATGGTGTTACTGTAGATAATGTTGTAGGTAGTTTTGATGAACATAATAAATGGTGGGATTACGAATTTCTATTTAGTAGATTAGGAGGATATCCTTTAGATCAATGTAAAGTTTTAGATTTTGCTTGTGGGCCTGGAAGAAATATAGTCAAATATCAAAATAAATTTAAACAAATAGATGGAGTTGATATAAGTGAAAACAATATAAGAAATGCTAAAAAATATATTGATAAAAATAATATTACTAATTCAAATCTATATGTTTGTGATGGTATTTCTTTAGGTGCCGTACCAGATAAATCATATAATATTGTAATGAGTACTGTAGCATTACAACATATATGTGTTCATGATATAAGACAAAATTATTTTAAAGAATTCCATAGAGTATTAAATGATGGAGGTGTACTTTGCTTCCAAATGGGATTTGGATCTCCAGCAATATCAACAGTAGATTATTATGAGAATTTTTATGATGCTCCTGGTACTAATAGGGCTTTTGATGTTGAAGTAAGCCATCCTGTTCAATTAAAAAAATCATTAGAAGCAGCAGGTTTTGCAAGTTTTAATTATATTATAGGACCAACAGGTCCAGGTGATAATCACCCACATTGGATTTATATTAATGCAGGAAAAGCAAGCAATAAATGAAAAAAACAGCATTAATAACGGGAATTAATGGCCAAGATGGTTCATATTTAGCTGAATTCTTATTAGAAAAAGGATATGAAGTATGGGGGACTATTAAACGTAATTCCGTAGCTGAAAATCAAACATCTAGATTAGATGGAATATACCCTCAATTATTAGGCAAATTACAATATGCCGATTTAACTGATTTATCTTCATTGATATCAGTTATACAACAAAGCAAGCCATGCGAAATTTACAATTTAGCAGCGCAATCACACGTTAGAATCTCATTTGATCAACCAATATACACAGCACAAGCTACTGGTATAGGTACGCTTAATTTACTTGAGGCCATAAGATTAACTGATCCTAAAATAAAAATGTATCAAGCGTCAAGTAGTGAAATGTTTGGTAATAATATTGATAAAGATGGATATCAAAGAGAAACTACACCTTTATCACCAGTATCTCCTTATGGTTGTGCTAAAGTATACTCATACAACATTTGCAATAATTACAAAAATTCATATAATTTATTTATTTCAAACGGAATACTTTTTAACCATGAATCACCTAGACGTGGGACTAACTTTGTAACTAATAAAGTAGTGAAGGGTGCTGTACAAATTAAAAAAGGTATAAAACAAAATTTAACGTTGGGTAATTTAGATGCTACTCGTGATTGGGGGCATGCTAAAGATTATGTTAAAGCAATGTGGTTAATGTTACAACAGGATAAACCAGATAATTTTGTATGTTCTACTGGCATATCACATTCAGTTAAGGATTTAGTCGAGTATACTTTTAATAAATTAGATTTAGATTGGAAACAATATATCAAAACGGATCCAAAATTTTTACGCCCCGAAGAATTAAGGGATTTAAAAGGAGATTCAACTAAATTAAGAAAATTAGGTTGGAAACCTAATTATACATTTGAAACTATGATCGATGAAATGGTTGATTATTGGATGGAAACTTTATGAAATTAAAAATAAAACATTTTGATACTAAGGTTTTTGAAAAAAAGATGGAACATCTTAAAGATATTGAATTTGCTTTATTTGTAGATGATATTCCTACAAACCAAGAAGATCTATCAGAAATTAATATTTTAGTTTTACAAGAACCAGATGAATATTTTGGGTTACATAATTGGGCTATTGAAAATAAAGAATTTTTTTCTTTTATATTAACCTGGGATGATAAAGTATTAAATAATACAGATAATTCATCATTTTTACCATTTGGGCATACTTGGTTTAAACCAAATGATTATCAATCGAAAAATCATAAAAAATTTAAAATTTCTCATCTAGCAGGAAAATTAAATAAAACATATGGCCATGGTTTAAGACATGAATTATTAGCTAGAGAAAAAGAAATAAATAAAGTAGAAACAAATTTTTATCACACGTATGGAGATAGACACGATATTAATAATGCTAGACAGGGCAAAATGGATGTATTTGGAGAAAACATGTTTGCCGTCGCAATTGAGAACACAAATCATAGAGGGTATTTTACAGAAAAAATATTAGATTTATTTTTATTAAGATCAATTCCAATTTATTGGGGTTGTTCTAATATAGGAGACTTTTTTAATTTAGATGGAATAATACAAGTAAACAACGTTGATGATATTATACACCAATCTAATAAATTAAATAGAGCTTTTTATATGGATAAAAAAGAAGCTATTGAAGATAATTGGAATCGTGCTTTAAAGTTCGTAGATTACGAGCAGAATATAGTTAACGAAATAACTAATATTTTTAAACATAATGGGATATTGGCCATATAAAGAATTATTTAGTGATCATAAAAAACCTTCACATAGGATTTTTTTTGAAACAGGAACTTATATGGGTGATTCTGTTCAAGATGCTATTGATTTAGGATTTGAAACAATCATTTCAGTAGAAATTGAACCTCATTTTTTTGATGAAAGTTATAAAAGGTTTATGCCTTTAGATATATGGGGGCCAAGGCCAACAGAAACTCCTGAATTATATTTGTATAAAGGAGATTCATCTATTATGATGCCCGAACTACTTCAAAAAGTTAATAGACCAGCTTTATTTTGGTTAGATGCCCATCGCAATGGGTATGAAAGTCCAATTAAACACGAAATAGAACATATACTAAATCATGAAATAGATAACCATACAGTTATAATAGATGATTTAGAATTTGTAGAAATGTCGTATGATTTAAAATTATTAGAAGTAAATTTTTTAAATAAAAATGCAAATTACAAATTTTTAAAAGCTAAAGCTTCTGATACAACACAATTAATAATAACAACATGAGTAATAGAAAAAAAGTATGGTATGCTCCTTATAAATTTGAATCGTATGGAGATGCAGAAATAAAAGCAGTAGAAGAATCACTTAGAGATGGGTGGTTAGCAGGATTTGGTCCTCGCACTACAGAATTTGAACAAAAAATAGCTAAAGAATTTGGTAAAAAATATGGTGTGTTTGTAAATTCAGGTTCATCAGCTTGTTTATTAGCAATTGCTTCTTTAGACTTAGAAAAAGGATCCGAAATAATAACACCATCATTAACTTTTTCAACTACATTGGCACCAATAATTCAATTAGGGTATGTTCCTAAATTTATTGATTCTGAATTAACTACTTATGTTCCTAGTGTTGACGCTATTATAGAAGCAATTACCTCAAAAACAAAAGCAATTATGGTACCTAATTTAATAGGTAATAAACCGAATTGGGAATTACTAAGAACAGAATTAATGAGAATGAATAGATCAGATATATTTGTAATAGAAGATTCTGCGGATACTATTACACTTACTGAAGATTCAGATATTTCAACAACTAGTTTTTATGCTTCTCATGTTATTACTGCTGGTGGTATGGGTGGTATGGTAATGTTTAATAAAGAAGAACATAAAAAAAGAGCATTAATGTTTCGTGATTGGGGGCGTATAGGTGATAATAGTGAGGATATGAATGACAGGTTTACTCATAACGTTGATGGTTTACCATATGATTATAAATTTTTATATGGTGTATTAGGATATAATATGAAATGCGCCGAAGCTAATGCTGCTTTTGGTTTAGTGCAGTTAGAAAGATTTCAATCTTTTAAAGATGTAAGACGTGCTAATATAGAAAGATATTTAGAAAATTTAAAAGATGTAAAAGAATTAATTTTACCTGATGACAGTATAAAACCAAATTGGTTAGCTATACCCTTACAAACTAAAAATAGGTTAGAATTATTACAATTTTTAGAAAAAAATAACATTCAAACCCGAGTTACATTTGCTGGTAACGTTACTCGCCATCCAATTTATAGGGAATATTTACAAGATTTTGAAGTAGCGGATACTATAATGAAAAATGGGTTTTTATTAGGTGCACACCATGGTATGAATACTGATGATGTTGATTATGTTTGTGATAAAATAAAAGAATTTTTTAGTGAAAAAGGAAAATAAAGTAGTTTACGTAACGGGTTGTTTAGGTTTTATAGGTTCTTATGTAACTAAAGCGTGTTTAGCTCAAGGTTGGCATGTAAGGGGAATTGATAAAATTACTTATGCTTCTAACCCAAAATTATTAAAAGAATTTGAACAAAATAAAAATTTTACTTTTGAACAAGTTGATATTAATGATTTAGAATTTTTATATGAATGTGATTATGTTATTAATACAGCAGCCGAAACTCATGTTGGTAATTCTATAGTTAAAAGTGAGGATTTTGTTCATTCAAATATAAATGGAGTTCATAATTTATTAGAATTAATTAGAAATTATAGAGCTGAAGGTAAAGCTAGTCCCTTATTTTTCCATTTTTCAACAGATGAAGTCTATGGAGATATAACAGAAGGAGAACATTTAGAAACTGATATATTAAATCCATCAAACCCATATTCTGCTACCAAAGCCGCTGCAGACCAATTAATTATAGCTTGGGCAAGAACATATGGTGTAAAATATGTAATAATACGGCCAACTAATAATTACGGAATAGGTCAGTATGTAGAAAAACTTATACCTAAAGCAATTAAGTATTTAAAATTAAACAAAAAGATACCTTTACACAACTATGGTAAACCAATACGTAATTGGTTACATGCTGCTGATACAGCAGAAGCCGTAATTAATATTATAGAAACAAACCAAATTAATCAAATCTTTAATATATGTGGTGGTTATGAACAATCTAACCTAAAAACTATAGAAAAAATAGTAAATGTATATTTTTATGATGAAGAAAAGGCATACTCTCTCCCAAATTATAAAGTAGATGTAAATGAACATTTAGATTTTTCTTATTCTAGACAAGGTCAAGATGTAAGATATGCTTTAAATGATGATAAATTAAGAAATTTAGGATGGGAACCCTTAAAGAAATTTGAAGATGAAATATATCCAATTATTAACTATTATCAAAATAATTTTATATGGTAGATAAGAATTTTTTAATAGAATTTGAAACTAAAATAGGAAATCTATTTAATGAAGGAAAAATTGCAGCTCCTATTCATTTATATTCAGGTAATGAAGACCAAACAATTGATATTTTTAAAGAAATAGATATAGAAAATGATTGGGTTTGTTGCACATGGAGAAACCATTATCAAGGTTTACTTAAAGGTATCCCCCCTGAATTAATTACTTCTAAAATATTAAAAGGTAAGTCGATGGTAATGAATTTACCAAAATATAAGTTTATATGTAGTTCTATTGTTGGTGGTATTCCTTCTATTGCTACGGGTATTGCTTTAGCTATAAAAGAACAAGGTAAAAAGAATAGAGTTTGGTGTTGGGTTGGAGATATGAGTGCCGAAACTGGACATTTTCACGAAGCATATAAGTATAGTTTAAATCACAAATTGCCTATTACATTTATAGTAGAAGATAATAAAAAATCTGTATGTACTCCTACTAATAAAATATGGGGTAGAGAATTACCCTATTACTTAGAAAACAATGAATATAAAGGTGGGATATTAAAATTACCTAACTTATATTATTACCAATACGATAATGAAAAGTATCCACACGCTGGAGCTGGTAAACGTGTTCAATTTTAGTTATGAAATATATAGACGAATTAAAAAAAGCAATGACCCTATTATCTGAAGATGATAGAACACTTTTTATAGGTCAGGCGGTTGAATATGAAGGAACAGGGTTGTATGATAGTTTAAAACATTTACCTTATTATAAAAGGTTAGAGTTACCTGTGGCAGAATACCTTCAATGTGGTTTAGCTAATGGTTTAGCTATTGCAGGTATGATACCTGTATCCACTTTTCCTAGATGGAATTTTTTATTAATGGGGGTTGATCAAATAGTAAATCATTTAGATAAATTCCCTACAATGTCTGAAGGGGAATGCACACCAAAAGTTATTATTAGAGTAGCTGTAGGTAGTGAATCACCTGTAGATCCACAATGTCAACATAAAGGTAATTTTTCAGATGCTTTTAGGCAAATGACTAATAATTTAGAAATAATAGAATTATTTGAACCTGAAGACATAGTTCCCGCTTATGAAAAAGCATTAAATAGGAAAGATGGTGTAAGTACTATATTAGTAGAATTTGGTGATTTTTGTAAAACAAAATAATGAAAATATTAATAACAGGTGGGAGTGGTTTTGTGGGTAGAAACTTAGTTAAATCTCTTAAAGAAGACCATGAAGTTTTTTTTCCTAATAGTAAAGAATTAGATTTAACTAATTCGGAATCTATTGACAATTATTTTAGAACTAAATATTTTGATTGGGTAATACATTGTGCCATTAAAGGAGGTAAAAGAATTAAAGAAGATTCTTTAGATATTACTTATAAAAATTTATCTATGTTTTTTAATTTAATGAGAAATAGAGATAGATATGATAAACTAATTAATTTTTCTACAGGAGCTGAATTTGATAGATCTAAAGACATTACAGGTGATAATGATGTAAATAATCATTTTCCATTAGATTATTATGGTTTATCTAAAAATATAATTAGTAGAATAATTAAAAGTAATTCTACAGATTATAATCTTAGAATTTTTGGTGTATTTGGAATAGATGAAGAACCTGATAGATTTTTTAAAAGTAATATTTTAAGAGTTAAAAATGAAGATCCTATCAAAATTCATCAAGATAGATATTTTGATTTTATTTATATAAAAGATTTAATCTTAGTTGTAAAACATTATTTGACAACTAAAAAAGAATTGCTTCCTCTAGAATTAGATCTAGTGTACCCTAATAAAAAGAAACTATCAGATATAGCATCAATAATTCCTGGTTTTAACCAAGTACAAAAACAATCTGAAAACAGAGATAAATCTTACTTAGGAAGTGCTGTTAAAAATATTTCAAGTTTAGATCCAAATTTAAATTTTATTGGATTAGAAAAAGGTGTAAAAGAGTTATATAATGAATTATAAAATTACATACCATGCTATGGGTTGGGAATTAGATTATTGTCTACAATCTTTTACCCAATTAAAAAAATCAAAATATTATCTCTCAGAGGATGATACTATTGAAATTAATCCGGTTTTAAATTTATCATCATACATAGTTGATTGGAAAGCTAGCAGTTTATCAAAAGAATTACTAAAAAGTAGGTTCAATCAATATTTAAAGTTATTAAAAGATTATAAAGTTAATGCTCAAATTTATGAAGGGGATGAGTTATATGGACATTTAGATCATCAAAGAGAAGCTATATCACCTGAAGTTGATTTTTATATTCATATTTGTCCTGATATGTACTTTAGTGAGCAATTGCTCGCTACAATGGTTGCAAGTTCTAAACAAATAACCAATAAATACTTTGTTATTACTCCAGAAATCCATAAATTGTGGGACCAGTCGTGGGATGAGATTACAGATAAAAATTATTTAGATGTTCCATATGAAGACTGGAATAAAGTAGATGTATTTGACATTAGAGCTAATAATAAAATTAATCAAAGGGATATTACATTAGACCAAACCTATAAGTCTAAATGGGCGGGTTGGTTTGATTTATATAATAAAGAGTTTTATGAAAATTTATGTCCTATTCATGATGATTGGAAGGGATATGGTCCACATGATTGGTATTCTTTAATGTTAACCGAATTTGCAAAAACTAAAGGTATAGATTTTCAACAATATGTTTTACGTGGTCAAACAATATTTGATTATCCTAATGGTCCATTATTAGATGGAGGGTATACAAAAATGTATAAAGATTTAATCATATTTAAAGATCAACCTAACCAAAGAAAAGTTTTTGAATCTAATATGAAACAATTTCTAGATAAAGGTATAAAAATGTTACAAACTAAAAAAATATTATGAGACATCTAGTATTAGGTTCTAGTGGTCAAATTGGAGCTCATCTTGTTAATTATTTAAAAAATAAAGGTGAGGATGTTTTAGAATTTGACATATTAAATGAAGATTATCAGGATTTAAGAGAATCAAATAATCCATTATTAGAATCTTATATGGAACATTCTGATATGGTTTATTTTTTAGCTTTTGATGTTGGTGGAGCTAAATACCTAGAAAGATATCAGGACAGTTATGATTTTATGGTTAATAATATGAAAATAATGACTAATACATTTGAATTATTATCAAAATATAATTTACCATTTATGTTTGCCTCATCTCAAATGTCTGAAATGTCTTATTCCACATACGGTGTATTAAAATCTTTAGGAGAGAGATTAACTAAAAGTCTAGGTGGTTTAGTAGTAAGATTTTGGAATGTGTATGGATATGAAACCGATGAAGAAAAGTCTCATGTTATAACAGATTTTATAAAAATGGCTAAATATGAAGGTGAAATTAATATGAGAACTGATGGAGAAGAATCAAGACAGTTTTTATATGCGGATGATGCTTGTGAATGTTTATATAAATTATCTCTTCAATACCCAACAATTCCTAGAACAGAAAATTTACATATAACTAATTTTAAATGGTCAACTATAAAAGAAGTTGCAAATATAATAGATGTATTATCAAGTTGTAAAATTAATCCATCAGAAAGAAAGGATCAAACACAACAAAATGCAATGAATACACCTGATGATTTTATCTTAAAATATTGGGAGCCTAAAACTTCCCTAAAAGAAGGAATAATGAATTTATATAATTTATATTAATATGAAACAAGGAATTTTAATCCAAGGACCAACTGAATTTTATAAAGAGTTAACAGACCATTATTCTAAATTTGATAATGTTGTATGGTCAACTTGGAATAATGAATCTATAGTTAGATTAGATTATATTAAATCTAAAGGTATAAAAGTTATTTTAGTTGAACCCCCTAAATTTCCAGGTTACATGAATGTTAATATGCAACTTAGATCAACATACGAGGGGCTTATGGCTCATAATGTAGATGAAATTTTTAAAGTTAGAAGTGATACTATTGTTACTAACTTAGATAAATTATTACCTAAACTAAAAGGTCAACAATTATCTTTTATGGCTACATGTAAAGAAGGTGTTAGAGGAGATATAGTTTATGATTTAGTTTATTTACATACTAGCCATGACTACCCAGCTGACAATGTAATTTATGGAAATATAGATGAATTAAAATTAATGTTTGATTTTCAAATAGATGAATTGTTATCTATTCCACCTGAAGCATTAATTGCTTGGAATTATATGACTAATAAAGGTATAGATTTTAGATTAAACTATGATACTATGGTTAATAATGGTATGAGTTTTTTCCTAAAAGAATGTTTAGAAGAAGATGTTGAAGTAAATTGGTTAAAACGTGGAGTAAATTTAGTAGATTGGTATAAAGATACAACTGTGTACGAATGGTAAAATTAATTATTTTTGATCTTGATGGAGTGCTTGTAGAAGCTAAAAATATTCATTTTAATGCTTTAAATAAAGCATTAGGTGAATATGCTATAAGTTGGAATGAACATTTATCTACTTATGATGGTTTAAAAACCTATCAAAAATTAGATATGTTAAGTAAAGAAAAAGGTTTACCTACAAATAATCATCAACAAATTTGGGAGTTAAAACAACAATACACCCTTCAAATGTTAAGTGAATTAACACCCTCAACTGGATTACAATCAGTAATGTCCGCATTAATAAAAGATGGTTATAAATTAGCTGTGGCTTCTAATTCAATTAGAAGAACCGTAGTTACTGTATTAGCTAAATTGGGCATTATAGAGTATATGGATTTAATTATCTCAAACGAAGATGTAATTAATTCTAAACCACACCCCGAGATGTATTGGACAACAATGTCCAAAATAAAATGTTTACCTGAAGAAACATTAATAGTAGAAGATTCACCTTATGGATTACTTGCAGCTGCAAGAAGCAAGTCGTATATTTTACGAGTTAAAAACCCACAAGAGGTAACTTACAAAAATATATCTAATAAATTAAAAGAAATAAAAATGGGAAATAAACAAAACATACCCGCATGGCGTGATGAAAATTTAAATATATTAATACCAATGGCTGGTGCTGGTTCTAGGTTTGAACAAGCAGGTTATACATTCCCAAAACCACTTATTGAAGTAAGAAAGAAACCAATGATACAAGTGGTAGTCGAAAATTTAAATATAAAAGCTAACTACATTTATGTAGTACAGAAATCTCATCGTGAAAAATATAATTTAGATGCTTTATTAACATTAATTACTCCTGGTTGTAAAATAGTAGAAACAGAAGGTATGACAGAAGGAGCTGCCTGTACAGCACTATTAGCCAAAGAACATATTAATTCAGATTCTCCTTTATTTTTTGCTAATTCAGACCAATTTGTAGAATGGGATTCAAATGAATTTTTATATAAAATGAATGAAACAAATGCTGATGGTGGTATTGTAACATTCGAAGCAACTCACCCAAAATGGTCATTTGCTAAAGTAAATGAACAAGGTTTAGTAACTGAAGTAGCAGAAAAAAACCCTATATCAAATATAGCAACGATAGGTTTTTATTATTGGAAAAATGGTAGTGATTTTGTTAAATATGCTGAACAGATGATTGATAAAGATATTCGCGTAAATAACGAATTTTACGTATGCCCCGTATTTAATGAAGCTATCGAAGATGGAAAAGCGATAAGAACTTTTGATGTTAAAGAAATGTGGGGGTTAGGTACACCTGAAGATTTAAATTATTATTTAGAAAATTATAAATGATATTAATATCCCATAGAGGAAATATATCTCGATCTATACCTGAAAGGGAAAACGATCCCAAATATATTCATGAAGCTATAGTTAATGGATTTAGTGTAGAAGTTGATGTTTGGTTTGTAGGTGGAAAGTTTAAATTAGGACATGATAAACCCCAATACGATTTTCCTCATCAGTTACTAGAACATCAATCAAATAAATTATGGATCCATTGTAAAAATTTGGAGGCCATAGCTCAATTTAATATATTGGACAAAGATGGTATTTATATAAATTATTTTTGGCACCAAGAAGATGATATCACATTAACATCTAAAGGGTATATTTGGGCATACCCAGGTAAACAACCTATTGAGAATAGTATAGCAGTAATGCCTGAATTAAATAATGATGATTTATCCAAATGTATAGGCATTTGTAGTGATAATATAGCAAAATATAAAAAATGAAATTAAGCGCAGTAGTAGTAACCCGAAATGATAATTATGGTGGGGATTTAAATGACAGAGCAACGTATTGTTTAAATTCTTTAATTAATACTTTTGATGAAGTAATTCTTATAGATTGGAATTCACCTAATAATAGACCTTTATTATGGGATATAGATCAAAATATTAAATTTAGAGGTAATTTAAAACACATTGTTATAACTCCTGAAATTGCTTCTATGTTAACTAATGAAGATCCTAATGCTCAAGTATGTTGTGAGACTTTAGGTCGTAATATAGGAATTAGAAGAGCAACTGGTGATTATATTGTTTCAACAAATATAGATGTAATAGCACCACGTAGAGATCAGTTAGAAAAAACTATTAATAATGATTTAAACCAAAAAACATTTTATACTATATCTAGAAGGCATATTGAATGGAAAGATATAGAAGAATTTCATGGTGGCGAAAGAAAATATAATGAATGGGAAGAATTAAGAAACCATTTAATTGAAAATAGTGAAGAACGTAAGTATGAAGAAAAAGTAGTTGATGGTGATGATTATAGCATTGTAAATTGTTGTGGTGATTTCCAATTAGCACATAGAGATATTTGGGATGAAATTAGAGGGTTTGAAGAAGAATTAATATATGTTTTATATAGTGATACTAATGTCCAGAAAAAAGCAGTTAAACATGGTTTTGAATTAAAAGCTATTTATTCACCTGCTTTATTTCACATATACCATGGTAAAGGTGGTGGGGGATTTTTAGATGGTATTAATAAAAAAACAAATGACCCTTATAGAGCTATCACTGCTCAAGAAAAAACAGAAAATTCCGATACTTGGGGATTTGAACCAGTTGAAATGGAATATGAATTATTATAATATTTATAATAAAATATAATTAAATGGAAAATTTTAAATTAAACTTATCTGATATATTCCTTTCAGAAGATTTTAAACTTAATGAAGATGGTTTTGATCAACGAAGTGGGTACGAATATAAATTAAAAATAGGAGATAGAAGATATGTTTTAAATTACGATGTTAATAAAAACCCTACTAAAATGGGGATTAAGGTAAAATTTTTTCCATTAGATGATAAAGGGAATGAAATTTTAAATCCTAGTGATGAATTACTTGCTCAAATGCAAAATGATATATCTACAAAACTATCACCTAAATTTAATGAATATAAATTAGAGTTTGATGAGGATGAAGGTGCACCTGAAGAAAATGTTGTTGCCTTTCAAATTCCATTATCTTCATTTATATCTTTTATTGCAAACACAATATTCAAAGATAGTGAGTAAAGAAAGAAAATTAACGAATTTAAAAATGATGGGGATTTCTAGTGAAGCTCTAGATCATTTTGTTGAAAATAATAAAAGTTTTTTATTTCTTGAAACTTTAGCAGGAATTAAACAAGCAATAAGACGTAATAAACCTGTTGCTGAAATTTGTAGTGTAAATTCAAAAGAC